CGCCGGAGGCCGTTGCGCGCGGCTGCACCTGCCCGGTCATGGATAACTGCCGTGGCGCGGGCGTCATGGGGGACGGGGAGCGCAACGGCTGGTGGATGGTCGAGGGCTGCCCGCTGCATGGCGACCATCCTGATCGCGGGATCGGGCCTGAGGCGAAGCTGCTGCCGACGCTCTGGATCATGCGTGTCGCGAACGGCGACTGGTATCCGATCCAGCCATCCGACCGATGCAAGCCCGAGGACCACGGGCGGCTGAACGATCACGTGGTTGCCATCGAGGACATGGACGGCAACGTGCTGTGGAGGCGCCACAATGCCTGAGCCGATGACCATCTCGCGCATCTTGGGTAGCCGCTACGACCGCCCGTCGTGCATCGAGGGCGTGACCTCCCCGGATTGGACGTTCTGCGCCGGCGTCGGTGCAGCCTACGGCGGCGAGGGGCCGATCGTCACGTCGATCCGCATTGTTTCTGACGGGAATGGGATCAGCGGCACGTACGACCGGCCGACCGTCTGGGCCGGCGACCTGATGCTCTTCGAGTGCCCCGCGTGGTTCGCGCACATCGAGTACGAGCACGACCGGCGCGAGAACCCAATGAAGGACATCTTCTGATGCCTGAGCCGACAAAGGCGCAGATCGCGCAGAGGCTGACGCCGCCGCAGTGGCGTGACCTTGGCATCATCGTGCGGGACGGGAATGCGCTGGTGCGGTATTCCAACCGCCCCGCACAGGCGCTGTTCCGTTTCGGCCTGATCGACCGGACGCCATATGGCTGGTTCGGCTTCGTCGTTACGCCCACCCCTCTCGGGCGCCAGGTGCTCGCCGACGCGCGGGAGGGCAGCGTTGCCGCCAACCTCGCCCAGGTGCGCAAGGCCATCGCTAGGCAGCCGGCCGCCACGCGAGCCGCGCTTGCCGGACGCTTCAAGGTCGGCGAGGGGCAGGATGCGTAGGGGCTTCGCGCAATTTGTCCTTGTCATGAGCGGCATCCCCCTCTCCGCCGCCAACCACACTGAAACGTGGGTGGCATGGGGGATCGGAAACGCGGGCTTTTGGGCGCTCTGGCTCATAGGCAGCTGGCTCATCGATCGAGAGATCGATGCGGCGCGGGAGGGGCGGGATGGTTGACTTGGAGAAATTGCCCCCGCTGGCTCCTGAATTTGCGGCGCAAATCGCGGCGCACGAAGTGAAGATGACCGCCATATCAGATCGGATCGTCGCTATAGCGGAGGCGGTAGACGCGGAAATCGGAGCCCTCCGAGCCGAGATCTCCCGCCTCACCGCCGCGTTGGACGAGGAGCACGCAGCCGCCGAGGGCGGGCTGGGGGATGCCAACGCCGCCGCAGTACCTCGAAGGCAAGAAGCGCGACCCCGGCGTGACCAACATCCGCAACGTCGGCTCGTCGCACTGGCGGGCGTGGCTCGGCCCGGAGCACCGGTGCCTGGTGCCCTTCACGAGCTTCGCCGAGAATGAGGTGCAGCCCGACGGATCGCGGCCACCGGTCTGGTTCGCCCTCGACGAGAGCCGTCCGCTCACCTTCTTCGCCGGCATCTGGACGCGCTGGACCAGCGTTCGGAAGGTGAAGGAGGGCGAGGTTACGGCCGACCTCTTCGGGTTCCTGACCACGAGCCCGAACGCTGAGGTCGGCGCCGTCCACCCGAAGGCAATGCCGGTGATCCTGACCGATCCGGGAGAGTGGGACGCCTGGCTCTCCGCCCCGTGGGCAGAAGCAAAGGGGCTGCAGCGACCGCTGCCGGACGGCGCGCTGCAGGTGGTGCTTCGGGGGCCGAAGGAGGACGGCGCGGCCCTGAACGACTGACGTCTGACGGGCGACTGGTCGGCGTCAGGCGCGCTGGAATGCGACGTCGGTCCAGTAGTAGGTGCCCTGATAGGCCTGCGTCGGCAGCGCCCCCGTCTTCTCGACGTAGAGGCCGGCAGTCGCAGTGAGCGGCCCCTCGCTCCGGGGCGAGCCGAACATACCGCCGGCAGCCGGGTAGGCCTTGCCGTTGGGCTTGCCCCACGACACGATGACCTCGTCGCCCGCGGCCACAGGCAGGCTCACGGTCACGTCGACCCATCCATCAGCACCGGATGCCATCGTGCCCTTGGCGACGACCTTGCCGCCGCGCCATGCTCTGACGGTGGCGGTGCCGTTGCCGGCGAGCCGATAGACCCGGAGGGCTGTGATGGTGCCGGCCGCGGAGAACCGGAACGCGGTGCCCAGCTCGTGCGGCCCCTCGCCGCTGTAGATCTTCATCGGGGAAAGCCCGGCGAACAGGCTCACCACGTTGTAGGACAGCGAGGGCTCGACGGGCGACGGATCAACGGGGTCCGGCTCGACGGGGGTCGGATCGACTGGCGGCACGGGGGCCGGCAGCGGGGTGGGCGTCACAACGCCGCTCGGGCTCCAGCCCTTGCCGGCCGCCGCCGCGGCACGAGGTAGGAAGTCCGGCCCGAGGTCAGGGTTGGCCCAAAGGATCGCCGCTGAGCCGTAGCTCGACCCCGCGGGATTGCCGCCGTCGTTCTGTAGGCTCGGGGTACCGGCCGGGTCCCACGCGATGTTGCCGGAGAAATTCGTCCGGTTCAGACGGCTGTCCTGCGTCGTGTCGCCGATTGCCCGGTTGTTCGCGAGTGGTCCTGCGCCGCGCTTGGCGACGACGAGGTTGCCGGCGACGGTGCAGCCCTGCGATTCAGAGATAGACAGGTCGCCGCGCCAGGTGCCGTCGTTCGCGGCGTCAACGTTGTTGCCGACCGAGGTGTTTCCGCGCACCGTCACGTTGTCGCTCCACGTAACCTGAATGCCCTTGCCGCCGTTGCCGTAGACGAGGTTGTTCTCGATGAGAGCCGGGAAGAGGTACTGCGGGAATGCCGAGTTCTGCGTGCTCCGGAAGTCGTCGATGATGATGCCGTTGCCGTCGCTGTGGCCGCCCGTCTTCGTGACGTTGTCGTAGGAGATGTTGCCTCGGACGATGGTGCGGAAGCCTGCCGACTTGTCGCCGGAGATGTCGCGGTTCTGGTAGATCGAGATGCCCGAGAACCAGCCGGTGCTGGCATTGTCGTGAGTGATGTTCCCATCGACCGTGATCCAGTCGCAGCCGTTGGTCTGGATCCCGCTTTCGCCGGAGCCCGACACGTCGTTGCCGAGGATTTCGACATGGTGAGCGCCGTTCGCCTCAATGCCGTCGCCACGGGCGCCAACGATAGTCAGACCCATCACGCGGACATAGTTGCCGACGACAGTGATGCCGTTCCACTGGCTCGCAGGCGGCAGCAGCTTCGCACCCGCCTCGCCCCGCAGAGTGATCCATGCGTCTGGCCGGCCGCTGCGGCTCATCGTCAGGGCCTCGGCGAAGGTGCCAGCGCGGGCCACTACCTCGTCGCCCGGCAGAGCCTTAGCGAGACCTGCGTTGAGCGTGCGAAACGGCGCGGCCGCGGTCCCCGCAGCGGAATCGCTGCCGGTCGGCGAGACGTAGATCTCGGTCATGGGGTATCTCTCGAATGAGGGGGGATTAGGGCAGCGGCACCCAGGCGATCAGCCCCAACAGCGCGGCAACGATCAGCAGCACGCGCCAGAGCAGGCCGCGGCGGGGTTCGGGGTCAGGGTCGCGCTGAAGCTCTTCGGGGAGGCCGAAGTGATCGCGGCTCATCGGCAAGCCGCATCAATCCCGGCGATGAGCCGGTTGCCCGTCACCACCGATTGGTCGCCTCCGTCCGCGAGCAGCGCTGCCGCGTGCTGGTCAGCCAGCGGGGCGAGGCCGGCACAGATGCCGTCAGGGGGCTTTGTCGCGCAGGCGGTCACGAAGAGCAGCGCGAGCAGCATCAGGATCGGTCGGGGCATGATCGGTCGCCTCATCGATGCGGTTGCGAGTCTCGAGGGATGCCTCGGCTCGCTCTGCGCGGGCCTCGGTCTTCGCGGTGCGCTTACCGGCTAGGAAGACGCCCACCAGCCCGGCGATGGCCGCAGCGGCCCCAGCCAGCCACGGCAGTGCCTTCGCGAGCAGGGCAGCCAGGACGGCGGTCACTTCGACCAGCCCATCTTGCGGGCGACCATGTAGTAGACTTCGGTCAGGGCACCGAGGGCCACGCCGACGGCGAGCACGATGTCAGGATCAGCCGCTAAGTCGGTGCCGTAGCCGAGCCACCCTTTGGCGACGAGGTATCCAGAGAGGTAGCGGAGAGCGATGCGGATCAGAGGGCCGGTCATGGTTTTTTCCCGAAGATCGAGGTGAGGAAGGCGATGATCGATGCGACCAGCCCGGAGACCGGGACGGGGCTTGCTGGCGAGGGGATGACGACTGCCGGCCTCAGCGCCTCGCGGATGGCGGCAAGCACTTCCTCAGGCTCGACGTAGGCGGCATTCAGGCCGTCGCCGGCATAGTAGGACTGCCCGCGCTTCACCGGCCGGCTCTGCCCCTGCTGGTCACGCAGGACCGGGAAACTTGCCCACTCGCGCGCGAGCTGGTCGCCGAAGTCCTCCGGGGTCATCTGCCCCGCCTCGCACCTCGACCAGCCCCGACGGTCGAGCAGCTTCAGTGCTGCCTCGTCTTGGCAGGCGGCATCGAAGAGCCGCGCAGCTGGCAGGTTGAGGCTCGCCAGCGTCTTGCGGATGGTCTGGTAGGCCCCGCAGGCGGATGAGGCGGCACCCCCGCTGACGATGCGCTGCTGCCACGCCTGCACTTCGCCGACGGTCATGGTCGAGAGGTGGCGCGGTGGCTTCTCGGCTGCCTTGATCCCCGACCAAACCACGTCGTACTGGCTCGGAACGCCCTGCCGGGCTGCGGCGGTCTGGGGCGCCTCGTGGTTGCGGATGAGCGCAAGGAGAGGCCCCGCGCGAGTGACGCGATCCATTGGGGATTTCCTTTCGGGAGGGGATTGGGGTAGAGTGCGCCTGCGTGGCGTCGAGAACTTTGCTCGGCCGGAAGTGCAGGGGTTGCAGGGGTTACTGTCGGGGTACCTGACGTTTGGTGCTGGGTCGGCCGGGGTAAGATGGGACGCCCGACACACCTTCAGAGGGTCCGGTCATACTGCTGCAGCGAGCCCGGGATAGACGAAGAGCCTGCGCCCTGCTGCTGAAGGGCTCTGTCACGCTGACGGCCCGGAACAGACGGGCACCCCTACGGCTCAACCGCCGGCATGTTCGTCACGATGAGCGGCGCCGAGCCTTCGACCACATGCACCCCGGCAACCCCGTCGATCCTGAACGGTGCGCTTGTCGTGCGGACCTGAAACTTGATCCACGGCGCCCACCAGATCGGCTCTCGGGTCCACTCCCAATCCGTGGCGTAGGTGCCGTTTTCGAGGTTGCAGAACGGGTTCGGCGGGGAGCCCTGCATTCGGTTGAGAAAGATCGGATCCGCCGGGAACGGGGCGTTCTGCTCGTAGAACCGCAGCCCTGTCCCTTGCCAGCACTCCCGGTCGGTCTCCTGATCGAGGGGCCGCAGCCCGACCCGCCGACTTGCCCAGACGCCGCGGACCACGCTTGCCCCGTCCAGTGCGCGATGCTCTGCCGTATCGGTGACGTGTGTCCCGTCAGGGAGCCGCACGGCTGTCTGCAAGCCGTTGCCGATGGTGCGGTCAATGATGACCTGCGGCCATGTCCCGCTGGCGTTGCCGAGAACGTGGACGGTGCGGATGTCGAGGCCCCAGAGCGATCCCGGCGCCATGCGGGAGGCGATGGCCGTCACCCCGATCCAGAAGCCCAATGCCATGAGCAGCAGCATCATGCCCCGGAGCGTGAACACACGGAGCAGGCGCAGCTTCATTTGCCGAACCAGAGCCACGCCGCTGCCAGCGTAGAGATCGCGCCACCGATCACGATGACGTAGGCACCAGCGTCCTTCACCATCTTGCGCAGCCATGTCCAGCTCCGTTTCTCATCGAGGATTGCCTGGAGTTCCGCGCGGAACATCAGCACGTCTTCCGGGCTTTTGAACGCCCGCAGCAACCGCCGGATTTCCTCGGGGGTCGCCCACCTCTCGATCTCGTCGAGGTACTGGTCGATGATCGGGTCGTGGTCGTCCGCCATCCATTTTGGCTCCTGCACGATTGCCGCCATCAGGCGGGGATTGAGGTCCTACGCGGCCCTGAGGGCGCCGTTTGCACAGCGGGCGGTCAGGCTCCGGTGGGGCATGCAAAAGGGCGGCTCCGGAGAACCGCCCTTGCTTCAGTGGGGAGTGGGTGGGGCTATTCTTTGGGCTTCGACCGCTTCAGGCGCTTCATGCACCGCTCTTTCAGCCGGGCCGTGAGGACGCGAAGCTGGTCGGCTGCCGCATCCCGCACACGCTCGGCAAGCGCCAGATCCTGACGCTCATTGTCGGTCATGTAGTTGCGCCATTCGGCGGGATCACGGGCCATTCCGGCCATGTACCACGGTAGCGACATGACGTCAACTTGTACGCCTTATTTTAGTGGACGACGCCGAGGCGAAATGGTATGGTTTCGCGGTGGTTTTAGAAGGTCCGGACGATGGGCGAGCATAGCACGGAAGAGTTGAGGCGGCGGTGGGAGGCGGCGAAGAGGCGGGTTCTTGCCGCCGAAATCAACGAGCGGGACGCGCGTGCCGACTACGAGGAGAGGCTGGCAAAGGAGATGCTCGCAGAGCACGCCGCCCGAGGGATCGTGCCTGGCTGCAAGGTCTTCGCAGTGCGGGGCCGCCTCGGTGGTGGATGGATCAGGACGCCGGCCGCGTTCATCGGCGTCGAGCGCGATTGGGCGCCCGGAAGGGTCTTGCCCGTCCTCGGTGCGCTGAAGGCTGACGGCTCCCCGAGCAAGGCCAAGCGGAGCATCGCCTTCGACCGCCTTGAGCCCTACGTCGAACCGGAGGCAGGCGCATGACGCCGGCAGAGAACGCTAAGAGGCTGACCCCGGCTCAGATGCGTGCGGTCCTCCGGTTTAAGAAAACCGGGAGGAGGGCTTCGTTTGGCAAGGGCGAACCGTCCTGGAGAATGTTGGATCGCCTTGTTTCCCTCGGGCTCCTTCAAAAGGATCGCCCGGACCCAGACCTGCCGGGGATGGTCTATTTCGCGCTCACCGACCTCGGCCGCTCAGTCGCAGCGCTTCTCTCGGACGGGGAGGCCGCCCATGACTGACCTCACCCACCTTGAGGCGCTGCTGGCGCGCGTGCCGAACTACCACGGTCGGGTAATGAACAGCGGCCGCACGGCGCACATGGACATGAGCCAAAAGCTCGCCGCGCGCGATGCCCGCCATGACGCCGCCGAGATTGCCGTCGAGGCAGATGGCCATATCGCCGACCTCGCCGATGCCCTCCGCACCGTGCTAGCCGAGGTGGAGCGGCTGTCCGGGCTGTTGGACCGCGCGGTGGCGCTCATCATCGAGCTGCGCTGGTGGGCGGGCGACGACGGCGAGATGGCATGGAAGGACGCGCTCGAAGAGCTGAGCCAAGGGCGTGCCGCCACGCCCACTGTCGCCAGCCCGTCCGTCTCGGCGGATGCCATCCGAGCAGAAATCGCGTGGCTGAACGAGATGGAGAAGTACGAAAGCGACCACGCGACGGCGACATGGCCAGACCCGGATCCAGCGGGCATCTACGAAACCGTTGCCGCCCGCCTCACCGCCCTTCTCCCACCCGCTCAGGAGCCGAAGTGAACGTGATCGACTGGCGCGAATGGCCGACCTACCTGATCGAAGATATGGCCATGGAGTACCCGCCAGAGATTGGCGTTGCCGTGCTGGTGGAGATTCTGACCCATCTGGCGAATGCCATCAATGTGACGAGTGCACGGGACCGAGCCGCCCTCTCCCTGCGCCCGGCCGACGAGGGCTACTGCTCGGCGGATGGCACACATGGCGAATGAGCGCATCACCGAAGCGATCACCGAATGGTTCGGCCCTCGGTGCCATGATTATGCCGAAGGATGTCCATGCTGCGATGCGTGGCGTGAGTTCGATGCCCTCCGAGACGGGGCGCTGGAGGAAGCCGCACAGGCTGCCGAGACCTACGCTGATGAGTGTGACCGCCGAGACGGCGCGCTGGCGAAAGGCGCAGCACTCGGCGCGACCATGATTGCCGACCGTATCCGCGCCATCAAGGAGCTGCAGCAGTGACCGACCGGGAGAAGCTGGCCCTCGCCATCGAACAGGCGAATGACGATGTGGGGCCATCTGAGGATTGGGCCGCTGTTGCAGATCGGCTCATTGCCGCCGGCTGGCGCCTTCTGCCGACGTCTGGGCCAGAGTTCGAAGCGGCAGCAGACCGGGCCAGTGATGGCATGGCTGACTACGAGGTCGACGTCGACGAGCATTGTCGTTTCGAGGCGGCCCGGATCGGTCTTCGCGCCGCCCTCAACCCCGGAGAAGCCGATGCCTGATCTTCGCAAGGGCTACGATGAGCTTGCTGCCGATCTCGGCGCTGTATCAGCTCGCGCCCCATACGCCTCCATCTGGCAGCACGCCAGCGGCAGCATCTACGAGGTCGTAGGCGCCGCGCTTCGCGAGGATGGCATTGTGCCGGGTGTCCTCTACCGCCCCGTCGAGGATGATCGGGTCTGGTGGTGGCGCCCGGCGGAGGAGTTCTTCGCGCGGTTCACTCTGGTTCCTGAGGTTGGAGGGCCAGATGACTGAGCTGAGGAGGCGGGATGCCTGACGAACTCTACAGCCGGGCCAGCGCGAGCGAGACGCCGAACCATGCGCCTGAGGCGACGGTCTGGTTGATCTGCGCGAACCCGTTCGATGCTGCCCCGCTGTCCGCGAACGCATAGCTGTTAACGTCCGTACCGTTGGCGAACTCGCGCCGGGTGGTCAGCCCAGCCGCCGCGAGCGCGGTGTCCATGTCGGATTGCGCTGTCCTCGCCACGATGAGCGCACAGGCCCACTCGCCACCCGTGAGAGGCAGAGCTGGCGCCGAGGCGGTCGTGCCAGTGCCGGTCAGAGGCGTTGCCACCATCCCGACCGTGCAGTTGCGGAAGACGAGCGCGACCTTGCGGTGGGTCGTCGGCATCGGATCCGTGTCGCCTGTCACGAAGCGCCGGGTCCACCCCAGAACCTGCCACGGGGCTGCACTCGAGTAGTCCGTGAACAGCTGCGCCCACCCGAGCGCCGGGCTTGGCGTCGGCAGGGTGGCATTGGTGCGGAACCCGAACTCGAGGATCATGTCGTTGGGCTGGATCGTCCCGCCGATGCCGCCAGTCAGGGGCGCGGTGAAATCGAGCGTCCCGGATCCTGCGTCGAGCCGCCCCACGAACAGCGTATCCTTGAGGCTGATCGCGTCCCGGAGCGCCTTGCGCTGCGCCTCTGAGGCCGTGACGATGGGGCCGGTGACGTCCTGGATGGTGATCTTTCGGCCAACCCCACCGCCGCCACCGCCTCCACCCGCCTCAACTGCGACGAGCCGTGCCGCAAGCTCGGTCATGAGCGTGTCCATGTCCGACATGCGGATGTCGTAGTCCGCGAGCGTCTGCGCGTTGCTGTTGACAGTACCGGACAGCGTGGAGATGGCGTCGTCATGCGCCTCAACCATCTCCGGCAAGCCGTTCACGTTGATCTCGACGGCGTTCAGGCGCGCGGTCAGGTCGTCGATCCGCTCGAAGGCATTGGCCAGCGTCGGGTCGTCGGTGCCGGACAGCACGCCTCGGACGGCGAGGACGCCATAGGTGAGCCGGGCTGCCGTGGAGAGGTCGCCGACGTTCCCACCGGCAAATGCGTTGAGCACGGTGGGGCTGGTGTCGCCGGACGTGCCCGCACCCGCCGAACCGGGGGCCGGCCGGGTGACGCGCTCGGTGAAATCGCCGCTCGGGAGCCAGCTGAACGTCGTCGCGGTGAGGTGCGAATACAGCGAGTAGAGCACCAGACTGCCGGCGGTCATGCCCGAGAGAGCGGGATAGGTGACGGGCGTGCCCGAGAGCGACGACGAAACCGCCGCCACGCTGATTTCCGCATCATCGAACTGCCACGTCGACTTGTGGCCGGCCGCGGAGTTGGTCCAAGTGCCCCAGGTGAGGCCGGTGGTCGCCGTGGCATACTGGTAGGCGATGGTCGTGGAGCCGGTCGTGCCGACTGTGCTGCCGTTGATGCTCGCCAGGACGGTCCACGGCGCCGGAGGGACAGCCGCGGTCGTGCCCGAGATCTGGTAGACGGCGACGACGAGCGTGCCGACCTTGTAGGTCTCTGGAATGCTCATACCGCTATCAAGCGAGGCAGATTTGAACGAGCCGCCGACGTAGAGAGGCGTCTTCCGCGTGCCGCCGGGCACGGTGATGATCGGGGTGATCGTGATGGGGATCGACGGGTTTTCGCCGTTCGTGACCCCGGTCCCGGTGTAGACCTCCACCACTCTGAAATCGGTCGCAGCGGTCAGAGTCGGAAGGAGCAGATTGGTGATGACCGTACTCGGCAGATCGGTCCAGACGCCGTTAACGAGCCACTGCGCCTTGGTCGTCTTGGTGACGCTGAGGCTGTAGGTGCCGGCCGTGATCGTGAAAGCCTTGCCGGACCGAGGGTCCGCAGCCGTGACCACCGGCGCCGCGGTGATGGCAACCGGCGTAACGGGCGAGGTGCCGGTCTGCCATGCGCCGACGAATTTGCTGTCGGGGGTCAGGTTGCGAGCCGGGCTGCCGACTGCCAGGTCAGCCACCCAGCCCGCGGGCGAGCCGATGGTCGGGATCGTCGAGAATTGTGGGTCGGCGTTGGTGTAGCCGGTCGCTGGCGGGACGACGTAGCCGTTCGCGGTCGTTGCCTTCGCCAGGTTTCCGCCGGCCGCCTGGATGATGTTGCCGGTGTAGGTGTTGCCGTTCTTGCCGCCGCCGCGAGTGTCGTAGCTCGAATCGCCGAAGTTCGTCAGGGCCGCGCCGGGAACCGTCGTCGATACCGCGATGTTGTAGCGGATGACGTTGCCACCCGCGTATTGCATCTGAATCTCGCCCTGCCATTTGTTTGCGGGGCCATTTTGGCCGGGAGAGGTGTTCTGCTTGTTGGCGAAGCAGGTGTTATATTCGACGGTTGTGTCCGTCGTCGCCATGATCTTGATGCCGCAGCCGGAGTTGAAATAACACAGGTTGCCGCGGACAAGAGACCTGCCGGTGTACCAGTTACCGTTGACGTAGTGGAACTTGTCGAGAATGATGCCGTTGCCGTCGGCATCCGCCTGATTGATCCGCGCCCAGCCGTTCTTGTAGCAGATGTTATTCGTGACGCGGGTGCGGAACCCTTCCCAGTTCGCGGGAGTAGTGCCGGCCTTGTCGCGCGCATTGAGAACCGAAATGCCCGAGCGAGCGCCGGTGGTCCGGTCGTTGTCGAAAACGGTGTTGCCGTCGATCTCGGTCAGGTCTCCGTCATTCACGGCGATGCCGTTCTGCCCCGAGCCGTAGACCAGGCACCGCTTGATCGTGATCCGAGCCGGGCCGTCCGGGCCTTCATTCGATCCCGACGCAAAGCCGATGGCACTCGCGCTACCGCCGGAGACCTCGAAGCCATCCACGGTGATGTTCGCGGGGTTTCCGCCAACGACGCCGATGCCCGCGATCTTGGCGCAAGCCTCGCCGAGCGCCGCCTTGCCGGTGGAGATGAACGCCACTCCGCTCTTGGCGGTGATCCGGCCCTCGGAGGTGAAGTCGCCGGGCTGGACGCGTATTTCATCCCCCGACGAGGCCCGAGCACGCGCCGTGGTGATCGTGCGCCACGGCGCGCCAGCGGTGCCGGCGTTGGTGTTGTTGCCGGTGGTGGCGACGTAATAGACGGCCATGTCAGTGACCCCCGCGCAGCAGTTCGGGACCGGCCGCGGCCGGGTTCAAATCGGGCATGTCGGGGTCCTCGGGTTAGAGCGCGTCGAGGCGAGCGGTTAGGCTGGCGACCAGCCCGGAGAGGTGCTTGACCTCTGCCTGCAGCGCACCGATCAGCGCGCCGACGTTGAGCGTGTCGGGCAGGCCGTCGTCATTGAGCCCGACGAGGGACGGCGAGACCGCGAAGAGGTCTTCCACGACAAGGCCGTAGCCGGGCATCCCGCGCCGGAAGTCGTCCTCGGCGAGCGAGCCGCCCCAGACCCATGTGCTCGGGTCGATATCGAGGAAGCCGGGTATCCGGCCCGCCAGCACAACGTCGTCCTTGTAGCGCAGGGACGAAATCGAGGCGTATCGGGCGTCGCCTTTTTCACGGGTAAGGACGGTGATCGCGCCGCCGGCCGTGGTCGAGGTGCCGCCGGGGATGATCACCGCGACGTTGCTGCCGGATGGCCCATCGGTCTTGAACCCGACGTTATTGCCGGCACTGGCATAGATGAAGAGCGCGCCGCCGACCGCGCCCATGAGGTTGCCGGCATCGGCCCCGACGCGAATGTTCCCCCCGAAGAGCGCGCCCATGAGCCCTTCGAGGACACCGGCGGCCGTGATGTCCAGCACCTCGGAGCCCGCGGCGTTGTAGACCTGCATCAGGTCCGCGGTCTGGCCCGACGCTGCGCGCAACTCCACCGCAACGTCCGTCGCCCGCCGCGATCGCGCCACGATGGTCTGATCAGGGAGGCGGGAGATGTAGATCGTCTTGCTCCCGACCGGGAAATTGACCTTCGAGGCTCCGGCGCTGCCCATGATTACGGTGTCGCGCTGGAGCTGGTTGGTGCCGCCCAGGAACGTCCCGAGGCCGACCTCCCACTGCCCGCTGTCCATGACGATGCCATAGCCGACGTCGGTGTTCCCGCCGGTGCCGTAGGCGGTGCCGAACGTCTGATGCCCGCCCAAGGCGCCAGCGAGAGTGATCGCTCCGGTGCCGGTCGTCGTGGCGGTCTCGGCTACTCGCGCGGCTTCCTTGGGCATTACCCGGCCTCCGTGATGGTGATCGCGCGGCCGGCGGTCATGAAGTACTGCCAGCTCGTGTCGGGGATGTCGTCGAGGTAGCCGAGGATCGCGAAGCGGTTCGGGTCGTAGACGTCCGGGTCCTGGACGAAGAGCATCTGCCGGGTCGTGCCTTGGTCATCCATCTCGAAGAGTGAGCCGGCATATTCTTCGGGCGTCAGCGTCTTGTAGTTGGCGGTGAACGACCGGAGGCGCGCGCCACGGTCGGCAAGGACGGCACCGCTTCGGGAGGTCCGGCTCTTGCGCGACAGGTCTTGCCCGCCCCAGCCCGAGCCATCCACCGCATGCCCGTAGGCCGATGCCCAATCCGCGGTTCCAAGCCAGACCCGGCCGATCTCCAGCGGGTCGCCGCCAGCCACGGTGATCGTTGCGAAGGACGCCGGGACCGGGGCCAGGACCCCATCGCCGTCCCGAAGCACGAACACGGCCTGCTTTGCCTCGGTCGGATCGAACGTGGTCTCCCAGAGGTCTCCAGCACCAGCCGTAGTGCCGAGCTTCAGGTTCACCGGCCCAAGCGACTGGTAGTTGTGCCCGAACACCCCGAAGAGCGAGATCTGGCCCGTCGTGGGTAGCTGGATGCTGAGCGAGGCAGAGGTTGCTCCAGCTCTCCAGATCCTGCCGACGCGCGGGTCCAGAAGGTTTGACGTCAGCAGATCGCCCGCGCTGCCGACAGACGACGAAATGAGGGTGCCCGCCGCGTCGACGGCGTTGTTCCAGCTCCAGATGTCCGCCATCAGCCGGCCGGGAGGCACTTGAGGCGGAACGAGAGCACCTCCCCCGATGCCGGGGTATAGGCGTTCGTCACCCGAACGAGACCGCGAAGAGAGGTCGCTGCCCCGGTGGTGAAAGCGGAGCTGATGCCCTGCACATGCGCCCGCGAGTTGGCGCCTACGGTCAGCAGCGAGAACGGGATGATGGCGACGAGCGTCAGGATTTCGCTGTCCGAGATCGTGAATGCGGCATTGTCATTGACCGGGGTCGGCGCCGTGTCGAAGAGGTACAGCTCACCCTGAAGGGGCGTGCCAGGGGCGTTGCTCGACGTGACGATCAGGTCGCTAATGACGCCGCCACGACCCGCAGCGGACGCGACGGTGAAGGTCAAGGCAGTCGGAGACGTGGTGCTCTCCGCCAGCGCGTCACTGGCCGCGTAGGCAGTCGTATCGCCGGGGCGGGTGTAGCTGGCCGTCGCCGTGGTCACGGTCTTGGAGATCGCGCCAGAGACGGCATCAAGCGACGTCTTGTCCTCCGTCGAGAGCGCCACTGGCCTCGACAAGGAGGCCGCAGCGCGCCCCGGAGCCAATGGCTTCTCTACCGCCACCGTCGAGCCGGAGGCGTCCTTCACGTCTATGGTCGCCATGTCAGTCCTCGATCAGGAGGGGCAGGTACTGGCCCGCCGCCGGGGTGGAGAAATCGACGATGGAGCCCGCGGGATCGACCGTCGGCAGCCCGCCCCAGAGCAGGAGCTTTTGCGCGTTGTCAGAGAGCGAAATGTCGATGGCCACGACGCGGAACACCAAGCCACCCGCGAGGCCGAAGCGGGGGTATCTGACCGCCACGGTATCGCCGAGCTTCGGCAGCACCCCGAACAGCTTGGCGTCCATCGTGAAGCACTGGCGCGGTGTGCCGTGCAGGGTCAGGAGGGTAGCCCCGAGGCTTGCGGCATCGGTCGCCGAGGCGAGGCTCGTCTGCAGAACCTCGGGGTCGATGGCGTTTCTCGACGTCACCGAGACCGTGGAGAGCGACGTCCTCCATTCGCGTTGCCGTCCAGCCGGTGCGCTTGCCGTCGCTGCGAGCGAACTGGCGTCCTGCACCGTCCAGTTCTTGAGATACTGCACTTGCTGCCGCTGGTGGATGCCCTCGTAGCCGGGAGGCATCGGTGCCCGCTCAATGTCCATGTCGTGCATGTCGTAGGATGCAACGACAGCATCGGCATCGGGCGGCTCCAGCTTCAGGATCCGCACCACGCCGTCGGCATCGGCACCCCAATGGCACCCTCCGTCCCCGACGAACCTCGAGATGGCCTCGGCCAAGGTGAAAGGCTCGGTCCACATCCACCCCGCCACCCATCCCGGCAGGATGGAGAGCGAGCCGGCGTTGATGGCGATGTCGATCTGCGTCCCGAGCTGGGTCAGGAGCCGTCCGACAATGCTTGGGATGGTGTTTCCGGCGAGGGACGATCCGTCGACGTGAGCCGTCAGGGCATAAGCCGGCGTTCCACCGACCCGGATCAGTCCCGCCGCGAGGCAGGTCGCATATTGCCCCCCGGTCAGGCTGGCGGCGGCGAGGGCCGTATAGCTCGCATAGTTCGCCGAGAAGGTCAGGGGCACGCCACCATCGAAGACGCCCGAGACCGACGAAATCGCGCCGTCATGCGCCTGATAGATCAGCCCCACCGCGTTGATGAGGACTGGGCTCATGTTCCAGACCCGCCCGAGAACGACGGGCTTCACCACGCCCTCAAGGTCGGCATCGCCGTTGGCACCGCCAGCCCCGGTGTAGACCGTGGTCGGATAGGCGTTCTGGGCGTAGAGGACTGGATCCTGAAGATCGAGGGTCGCCTGGGTCTCGGTCAGGCCGACGTTGGTTATCCGGGCGTTGAAGAGCGTGACGAAGGTACTGGTATCGTAGCCGACCCGGCCGAGCCTGATCTTTAGCGCTTGGCTGACCGCCGTGGCCTGATCCAGGAGCGTGTCAAAAAACGCGTCCGTGTTGTCGATGACGACGGAGCCGTACTTGCTTTCGATGGCCGCCGAGCCGACCGGGGTCAGCGGGAGGGAAAAGCCGATGCTGCCGGGGTCGATCACGCGATCGTCGAACCCCATCGACGGGTAAAGCGTGTCGGTGTCGGCCGTGACGAAGTTGGTATCGGCGAGGCGGAGCTGCACCGGACCCGGCATCGAAAGGGCGGCGCCGAAAGGAAAGCCCCCGATGGGGTGGTTGCCGATGGCTGGCGCTTCCCCAGCGACGACAGGCACCGACTGGTTGGTCCAATCCGGGTAGAGCGTCGCGGTCAGGATGCAGACCCGCTCGCCGACCGGCCCGCCAATCGGCGACGTCGACGGGTCGAACTGACCGATGAGCGCGGGCGGCTCCCATCCGATCAGGGACAGGCTGTCTGCCCAGCCGAGAAGGCCGGCGTCGTCGTCCCCGGTGAGGTACGTCACTTGCCGACGCTCTGCCGCTGCTGCAGCCGCTCTTGCTGGCGCGTCTGCCGGGCGATCTGGTGCTCAACCCGGCTGATGGAGCCGTTGAGCGTGCCGAGAGCCGTCAGCAGCGCCTTGGTCGAACGCTCGCTCGTCTCGACAAACGTCGTCGCGTCGAGGCGCTTCTCAATCTGGCTGGCCTGTCCGCCAAACCCGTTCTGGGCACCCAGGAGCTGCTGGTTGACCATCTTGAACAGGTCCGCGTACCCGCCGCCGCTGGCGTAGACGCCACGACCGGCCTGCAGGAGGCTCTGGGCGAGGCTGGCGGCCTGACTGGCGGCCTCTGCGTCACCACCCCGCGCCGCAGTGATCGACGCGCCGAACTGTGCCTGCAGCGCCTTGAAGCGGTCCATCGGGCCGCCCGGGTTCAACTCGCCCGTGGTCAGGCTCGCCCGCGCATCCGCCAGCGCCTGCTCTGCCTTGCGCGCCTCGTCGGCCCGCTGCGTCAGTTCCTGCAGCACCTCGGAGCGCCGGCTTTCCAAGCCGTTGAGGCGGCCGGTCAGCCGCTCCATCGCTGTCGCCGCGGCGTCCACGACGGCCTGATACCGCTTTTCGGCGTAGGTCTTTTCGACGTCTAGGAGCTTCTGGGCGTAGAGCTGGCGGATGAGCGTCACGTCGACGCCGAGCTTCCGCGCCGCCGCGATCTGCTCGTTGCGTTCGATCCCGAGAAGGGCTCGCTGCACCCGGCGCCACTGCGTCAGGCTGCCCGTGCTGCCACCGTCGACAAGCTGGTTGAGGGCATTGCCGGCGAAAGACAGGCGGTCCTTGCGGGACACCTTCACCGCGGCCTCGGTCGTGTCCTTCGTGATGTCCGCCAGCATCTCGCGCCACTGGCCCACGATGTCGCGACGCTGCGCCCGGAAGGACGACTGCACGAGGCCAACATCGGCACCGATCTCCCGAGCCGTCGCCATGGCTGCCTTTCGCCGGTCCTCAAGGCTGGCGATCTCGGACGCCTTCCACTTGTCCAGCTCGCCCGAGGTCGCCCGGCCGGTGTCAACGAGGGTCTGCAGCGTCTCCTGCTCGAAGCCCTTGGCGAGGTCGCGCTTGATGGCGCCCTGAGCCTGGTAGATTTCGCGCGCGCTGAAGCCGAGCGAGCGGAGGATCTGGACGTTCTCCTCGCTGAACTTCTCCTGCGTCGCGCGCCAGAGCTGTTGGGCATTGGTCAGCTGTGGTCCCGCCTTTGCCGCAATGGTCGAAGCGAGCCCCATGATCTCGGCGACCTTGGCGGCAATCTCCTGTGCAGCTTGCTCGGAGCGACCGTCTCGCGGTGCGTCGAACTCGGACGCATAGCCGGTGATCGCCTTGAGCGCCTTCTGCTGGTTCACGACGAGATCGGTGCCGCGCTTCATGGTGCCACCGAGGCCGTCGATGTACTGGCCGAGTTCGCTATCGAACGACTTCAGCAAATTCTCGACGCCGAGCATGGCAGCGCGGGCAATCGGCGAGGCGCCGTCGTTCGCCGTGTTGTAGCGGGTCGTCACCTCGGAGGAGTAGGTCGTGCCGGAGAAGGCCTCGACCGTTGCATCCTTCCAAGTGCTGCCCTTGAACATCTTCGAGATGAAGCCGCCGATGAGGCTGCCCGCGACCATGCCAAGAGGGCCAGCTGCGACTCCGAGAGCGGTCCCGAGCGAGCCGCCGACTGCAGAGGCAAGCGCCGGGCCGGCCGCGTCACCGAGGGCGCCGCCGATGGCCGAGCCGATGCCGCTGCCGATCTGCTGGACATTGCCCTGCACGGCGCCCGTGAAGGCGATCCCGATCCCCGTGCCGATTGCGGCCGGCCCGAAGCCAGAGAGGCCGGTGGCGCTCCCTATGCCCTTCATCGCCTTGCCCAGCTCTTCGGACAGGCTCTTGCCGGCCTCCTTGAAGGTGTCGTCCAGCTTCTCGCCGAAGGCGCCGTCCGTGAGGGACTGGAACAGCCCACCGATGCCCTGGCCAACGTCGAGCGTGCCGAAGGCAAGACCCTTGAGGGCATCGACCATGCCCTGCGCGGCCTTCGCCTGGTAGTCGATCTGCTTCGTGACCTTCTCGGTCTCGCCGAGCATCCGCGTGTATTCTTCGCGGGTCAGCCCGACGGTCTTGAGAAACTGGTCGAGGCTTACGCCGCTCTTGTCGAGCGCATCCTCCAGCTTGCTGGTCTGCTCGCGGATGTAGTCGACTTCTTGGCCGGAGTTCTTTTGCTTCTCCAGGATGTCGGCATACGCGCGCTGCTGATCGCGCAGAACCTCCTTCGCCGATGCAAGCGCATCAGCTACCTTCTTCGCCTTCTTGCCCGTGTCATCGAGCGCCCCGCTGAACTTGGACGCCGCGTCATTGGCGCCGAGGGTATTCCCCTCCGCCTCCTTCATCTTGTCGCGGAGCTTGGCGACGGCCTCCGCCGCCTTTCCGAAACCTGTCGACAGATCGCCGCTCGCAGTGGTCGCAAGCTGGGCGGACTTAGCCGAGGCGGCATCCCAGGCATCACCCATGCTGGTGGAGAACTGGTCGGCTTTGTCGCGCATGGAGGTGAGCGCACCCTGTAGCTCACTGAGCCCCGGAACTCCGCCAGCAAGGCTCGCCATGCTGTTGAGGAAGTCACCCCATGCCCCGGCGAGATCGCTCAACACCCCATAGAAGCCGGCCTTGACCTGCTCCCAAACGGCTCCAAGGCCCGGCACGATAGCGCTTGCGCTGGTCTTGATCCCCTCCCAGACGCCCGCCGCAACCTCGCCGAGCAGGTTGAGCGCCTCGCCCCAGGAGCCCGTTGCCTTGACCAACTGGAGGAACTGGTACGCGAGTTCGCCAGCACCGACGATAAGCGCGCCAATACCCGTGGTGATGAGCGCGCCTTTCAGCACGCCAAGCGCCCCCGCGAGGGTGCCGGTCTCTACCGCAGCCAGTGCCAGACCGACAGCGAACTTGCCGGCAAACACTGCCGCAGCGGTCGCCGCGTAAACGGCCAGCCGCTCCAGGTTGTCCCCGACGAAGATGATGCCCTGCGCGACCAGCGACATGATGCCCTGCGATTCCCGCGAGAGCGAAACCATGTTGTTGTGCAGCACGGTGAAGGCCTGACCGATGGTCGGGCTGGTCTTGGCAAAGCTCGCCTCAAGTTCCTTGCTCTGGCTCAGGATCGCCTTGAAGAAGGCATCGCTTGAGACCTTCCCGTCAATGACGAGTGCCCGGAGTTTTGCGACCGATCCCCCGGCGGCGGTGATGCCTTTCGCCGCGGCTTGCGCAATCGGGAGCGCCCCCTCCAGGATGGAGTTGAATTCCTCCGCATGAACGGTCCCGCTCCCAAGAGACTGTGAGAGCTGAAGCAACGCGCCACTGGCGGCCTCCGCGCTGCCCCCCTGAATCGCGAGCGCCTTGCCGACGTTCTCGGTGAACTGCATCAGGTCGGCTTGGCTGGCCCCGAGTTCCTTCGCGTTCAAGGCGGCGCGCTGGTAAAGCGTTGCGATGGCGTCAATCGGCGAGCGGGTGGCGTTCGCAATCCCGGTCAGCCGGTCGAACAGATCGTTTACATTCGTCTGCTCGCTCGCGACGACCTTCAGCTTGTTGGTGATCTCGGTATATTCGTCGGAGAGGCGAACCATGCCTGAGACAAGCGCGCCGCCCGCCACCGCGCCGAGCGTGACCCAAACGGCGGCCATCTTCTGGTACTGAGATACCGCGGAGGCGGTCCGCTTTTCGGCCTGCGCGGTCGCATCGGCGAAGCCCCTGACACCACGGTCCGCCTTCTGCGATGCGCTCGCGACGCCGCCAAAGTTCCCGGATACGCCCCTGAGCCGCTGATCGAACCGGTCAAGGGATGTGTCGGCTTGGGTGACTGACGAACTGTCGATGTCGATCGCCAACTCGATGTTCGCCATCGCCGCCCTCCCGGAAATGCAGATGGGGCGACCCCGAAGGACCGCCCCATCTGGTCGTTTCTACGCCTTGGATCGCCAAGCCCTGCTACGCATCGGTGAGCAGTGCCTCGCCACGCCTCGCTATGCCGCTCCAGGCATCGCCATGCTTGGCTGTGCCGCCCTCAGGCGGCCTCCCGCATCGGAGCCGTAGCGCTCCACTGCGAAACCTTGAACTTGCCGAACGGCCCCTTGCAGTCGGGTCGGAAGTCGCCGAGGCCGATTGCCGACCCCGCCTTGTCCACAATCTCGCGAAACAGCTTCTCGCCGATGACCGAGGTGTCGAGATTAACGTCGAACTGGACCCGCCAGTCGTGGAAGCTCGGCCGGTGCGCGAGAATGCGCCCGCCAGTCGCCGGAATGCGGACCGGTCGCGTGTCCACCTGCCACGGCTCATCGTGGAGGAGCGGGTACTCGACCGCCGGAAGATCAACGCACGAGGGGATGATCGAGGATCGAAGCGTCGTGATCTTGGACTTGCCTGCCTTGAAGAACTTGCCGGCGTCGATCAGGCACCGCAGGAGGTTTGGCTGCGGGATGACGATCAAGTCGGGCTCCATACCGGAGCGATAAAGTTTCGTCTCGGCCTGCTCGCGCGGGCTACCCTTGTCGCCGGTGATGGCACCCCGTGTGCCGGCAGAAGCCGCCATCTGCGCCGCATCGGTGAATGCGTTCATCAGAAGGGGTGTCGAGCCCGAGATGGTGATAGTGATCTCCATGGTCACGCGGCCTCGCCGCTGGCGCGCAGCGCCGGCTTGATGAACGCCGACGGCAAGCCGACAGCAGCAACAACGGCGGGTGCCGCTTTCAGGACATCGCGGCGAGTAGTATGCTTGTAGGTAGCCATTCCCTGATCCTCCATGATCCGGGTTTCGGTTAGACCGCGCTGGGTGTTGGTAGCGCCTTGCGCGGTCGTTCTTTTTATGACATCATAATTTCGCCATGTCAAGCGAAGACGTTAAAAAATCATCCCGCGGCCGCCCCACGATTGATAGTGAGCCGGTCACATTGAGGCTTCCCCGTGACCTGCTGGAGGCCGTTGACGACTTTCGACGAGGTCTGGACGATCTTCCAACAAGGCCCGAAGCAATCCGACGCATACTGACCAGATTTTTCGAGGGGGAGACTAGAGAATGAAGCGCTTTGTCTTGCTGTTGCTGCTCGCGGGCTGCGTCCAGCCCCCGGTCGCCAAGAACTTTGACGAGGACAGCGTTACCGTCGAACATCTCTCGGCGACCGTAACGCCCGAGATCACGGACGAGGCTACGCGGCTTTGCGCTATCAATGGCCGTAAGGCGGTCTACTTGGGGACACACCTCGGAGACAGCCTCACGCCGTCCGCGCCAATGACGGGAATCGACATCCGTGCACGCGACCACGAGTTCGCTTGCGTGAAAGCTGACGACTGACGAACGGCTTCGACCTAGGGTTGCGCCCCGAGAGGCGGAGCCTAGCCCCGCCTCTTCGCTGCCTCAGCCTTCCGATCTTCCGCCGCAGCTCGTGAGGCGAAGAACTCCTCGTCGATGATCTCGATTGCCGAGATGTCACCGCGCGAGAGCGCCTCACCAGTCACCCGCTGGTAAGCGTCGAAATCGGGCCACGTGATCGTGCCGATCCCCATGCCCGTCTGCCGGTGGCGGTGCAGATCCTGCCACAGGCGCATTGCCCGCTCGAAGGCAATGGGGAGCGGCGGAAGGTCGAGCTTGGGGTGGACCCTCCCGGTCGTGCGGGAGGACGCCTCGTAGTGCTCCCGGAGCGACTTGCCGTCGCCGGCATCCTGCCCGAGCTCGAAGAGCGGCCGGACGGCGGCCCTTAGTTCTCCGGCGAGGTCTCGTCCGTCGCCGTCGTCCGCCCAAAGTTTCCCCGGTCGCGCGCCTTCTCCACGATCCAGTCGCGGATCCACCGGACCTTGGTGACGAGGGTCCGAGCATTCTCGGGTGAGAACGGCGCCTTCTTGCCGTCGATGGTGAAGCCGGAGAACTCCCAATCGGCGAGCGCCGCCACGGCCTGATCGGTCGCGAGGTCGTCGAGGGTTGCTGCGTCAACGTCGAGGTCAGCGCGATTTCGCCGCTTCATGGCCACAAGCTGCTTGTTGGTCCTCGCCCGCTCGAAGGCGAGCATGACCGGCGAGTCAGGGCCGTGGATGCGCAGCCGCACCGGCTTGCCGTCGCTCACCATGTCGTTGCCGCTGAGGTCGCTCAGGGTGAACCAGACCGGCTCGGCGGCTGGCATGAGGTCGTTGAGATCCATGTTGAGTTGCCTTGTCGATGGGGGGATGTGCGGCATCTCGCTGCCGCGGGCGCCGGGCGCCGGATTCCGCGCTCGTGAAGACGCACCCCACGCGGTTGACGCGAGGAGAGCGCATCCGGCAGTTTCGGCCTCAGGGGCGGCCGTCTTGGACGGGGTGCTTCGAGATCAGGCGGCGCTGTCGAGGATGACGATCTGCGACACGCCGAGCTTGCCGCCGGTCGGCTTCAGCGCCCGGAAGTCGACCTGCACGGGCAGACCCTCGGGGGAGCCGTCGCCGATGGTGCCAGACGTCGGCTTCACGCGGGGCATGGCGAAGGTCACCGCCTTGCTGCCGTCCGAGCTGTCCAGCCGCATGATGACGCTGTACTCGGTCTCGTTGTCGAAGGCGTTGTAGATCGTCTCGCCCATGCCGCCGCGGTCAAAGAGGACGGTCATCTGACCCGTGATCATGGAGCGGTTGCCCCAATTGACAACGGGCACGACGTTCTTGCCAACGACGGGCGTGCTCGCCATCTGGTTGTCGATGTTGAAGGTCATGTTCGTGACGGTGGCCGCCGGGACGCCGTTGATCACGAGAACACCGCTGGCCGCGACGGAAACCTGATTGGTCGCCGCTGCATCCCAGGCCGTCGCTGCGACCTTGGTCACGGTGAACGGCGTGGTGTAGGGGCCGCCCGAGACGATGGCCTCGGCGACGGTCATCACGGTCGCGGTGAGCGCGGTGATCGTCTTGATGTTGCGGTTCTGGGCGTCGGTGATGCCCGTGCCCTCGAAGGCAACCCGGTCGCCGACAGCGAAGCCCTTGGTGATGAAGGAGCCCGCCGCGGCGGTGATCGTCTTGGCGGAGGCGGAGAAGGTCAGGGAGGTGAAGTCAGCCGGGGCACCGATGATCGCTGCAGACCCGTCCACCGACACGCTCGCGAGCGGCTTGGCGTCCTGACCCATCATGCCATAGGTCGCCTTGGCGATGCCCGTGGCCGGCAGGTCGACTGCGACGGTGTTGACGCGCTCACCAGTGAACACGCCGAACTTGCCGATGTCGGTGTAGGCGCGCTCACAGCCGAAGCTTCGGGCGATGTTGCCCATGGCGCACCGCTTGCCGGAGAGGCCGAGCGTCCCCGCGGTGGTCGTGAGCGGCAGCGTGGCGACGGTGTAGAAGCCGCCCCACGGCATGAAGATGCCGTTGTTGGAGCCGTCGATGGAGACGAGGGTGAACACCTTGCCGTCGAGGGGCGCAGCCGTCGTGCTGGCGAAGGTGAGCGTGTCGCCGATCATGAAGACCGAGGTGGTGAAGTTGATGCCGGCGAACTGCAGCGTCCCGTTGCCGAGGTCGGTGATCGTCACCGGGCTCGATCCCGTCGCGACGTTGACCGTTGCGACCGTGGCGAACGCCCCGCCGAGGGCGGCCTGCATGAAATCGGAGTGCCCGCCGGGGCTGATCTCGGTCACGATGTCGCCGTTGGCATGTCGGACGCCGTGGCGGCTGTCGGACTGCATCCGGTCGGATCGGATTTCCTCCGAGTCGTAGGTGTCCTTGGTCAGGCCGAGCGTCGTCGAGACGCGCCGGCAGGTCTTCGCGGTCACGACCGGGGGGATCTTCCCGAAGGAGGCCTCTTCCCAATAGGAGAGGTCGGCCAAGGAGCCGGCGGCAACCTGTAGAGCGTCGAGTGCCATTGCTGGCTCCTTTCATCGCGGGTCATCTTGGTCTCGGCGCGCGCCCGCGTTCATCCGCGTGCCGAGGGGGTGCGAAAACGAAAAGCGCCGCGGAGATGCCCCGCGGCGTTGGTTCAGGTCGGAGATGTGGAAGGGGTCAGCCCTCGTCGGCGGCCGGCGCTTTGTCCGCCTCGCCACGCAGAGCGGTGAGCAGGTTCGCGACAGCCTCGAGAGCCGTGGCGCCGGTGGCGAGCGCCGGCTTCCGGGAGAGCTTGCGCGTCGCGGTGGCAGTCCAGCCGGACTTCTCGCGGGTGAGCACAAAGGCTCCGGCCTCCGCCTCGATGGCGTCGAGGTGGGCGGTCAGCGTGTCGTCCATGGGGGTGCTCCTATGCCCAGCCTAGGGCGCTGGGTCGACGGAAGAAAAACTCGATCCTGATCGGGAATTGCGTCACCGCTTCGAACATGATCGGGGTCCGCACGCTAGCCGAGATGATGCGTCCGGCGGCAGTGGTGCCGCCCCAGATCTCGCGGCCCGGTCGGAAGGCGATGCGGATCGCGTCGGCCAAATCCTCGCCCTCGGCGAAGGAGGATCGGCGAGGCACATTAAGGTCCAGTGAGTAGATGCCCCGCTCCTCCTGCGTCCCAGCATTGCCAAGGGTTGCTGTGACGGCGCTGCCCTTGTCGATACGCTCCCGAATCCAGGCCACGCCCTCAACAGGGGTGAAGTCTCGGCCTTCGTAGGCAATCTGGTCGTTGAGGACGCCAGGGACGGAAAGCAAAATCCGCCGAAGGTCACCTCGAACGCCACGCCAGATGTCAGCCATCGGCGGCACGGCTTTCGATGACGTGGCGGTCAACGTGATCCTGGAGCCGGCCTGCGCAGGATTCCACCCAGCCCGCGGGGGCCTGAGGGCTGTATCCATCGGCAAGCCGTGGCGCGTAAACGGCGGTGTTGACCAAGCTCACGACACCCCCAACGCCCCCGAATATCGTCGCGGCATCTTCAGTGGAGGTGCCCGGCCGCGGACCGTCAAAACCCTCGCGCGGTGCCGGCTGTCCATTGGCCTGAGCCTGCCAAGAGTTGACGAAGTAGCCATCTCTCACAGGCGAGTTGCGCTTCAGATCGTCGTCGAGATCCAGGATTGCCGCGCCGATTACCTGCCGGACGCGGTTCTTCGCGGCCCCGACTGCTTCAAGGCCGGTTACACGCACACGCATGACCATCAGTCGGCTGTCCTGCAGATGGCCATCATGAAGCGCCGGCTGGTTGCCTTCGCGCCCCACGCGTACCCTGCGGCGCCTGCCGCGAGCACAAGGAACGGCACCGCGAAAAGAATGGAAACCGGAACTGAAATCATCGATCAGCCTCTCCTCGCTCGAATCGTGAAAACCACCACGTCGCCGTCAGGCGCTGGCGCCTCGACCGGCGGGACAACGGTCATCGCGGGCCGCCCCGGCAGCGTCACCTTGTCGCCCGGCTCGGGGATGAAGCCATCGGTGAACACCGGACACATGAACCGAATGTCCCAACCGTAGACGCGGGCATCCTCGCGGCTGCGGTCGTCATCGGGCAGGACGACCGCGAGGGCCGAGTGCGTCGTCGTCGTGATCGTCTCGTTGCCACTGATCGGATCGTAGGTGATTGAGCCGGTGCGGGTGAAGGTTGCAGTGCCGGCGGAGCCGAACTTGCCGATCATCCGCGCCGACAAGCTGCGCATCCGGTCGTGGAAGGCGGTCATTATTTTACCCCTTAACTCCTTGCCAAGCAACGGAATAACTGCTCACGCACCTACAACGGGCTATCTCGGAAACCGGTGCAGACATGCTCGAATCTCGGGGGAACCGCATCCGCGCGCCGCTCGGACTGACGAACACGCCGTCCAGCCCGACCTTCTGCCCGTCCAAAGACACGTGGGTGTCTCGCGTGTGGCCGTCCAACCGGGCGATCCAGTTCTTGACGATGTTCTCGGGCTGCAGCCCTGAACTTTCGATCAATTGGCGGGCTCCCTCATCTTGGGCGTACGACAGCGCGGTCAGGCTCTCGGTCAGCGCAATCGTCTTGCCGCGGTATTCGAGCATCCGGTCTGAATACCGCCCAACGATCCGTGTCGCGTCGACCCCCGACACCGGCTTCCCCTCACTGATCGCCTTCATCACCGTCTTATCGAAGCGCCGGTCCCGAAGCTTACGCTCCAGGTAGGCACGCATCTGCGCCGGATCGCCACTCACCAGCTCGGCGCGCGCATTCTCAACCCATGCCGATTGCTGGCTCGTCAGCCCGATCACACCGCCGACGCGCTGCTTGGCAACGCGATCAATGCGCCCCACCACGTCGAGGGCTGCGGTCCTTGGGTTCACCCCGGCTTCCATCCGCGCCGCGAGCGCCGCACGCACCGCAACGCGCTGGTCGTCGACGATCTCAGTGACGAGCGTCGACGAGTGCTGCGTGAGCCATCCAGCGGCCCGTGGGTTGCCCGGATCGAACCTCACCTCAACGGTCACGCCGCGAGGCCGAGACGCCATCAGCAGCCCGGTGAAGCCCTGTCCGGCGCGGTAGTAGGCGCGACCGATCTCCTGATCCAGCGGGGCCAGGAATGAGCGGCTGAACTCAATCACCTGCATCGCCCCGGAGATGTCCCCACGGGCAAGAGCATCGATCACCGCGGCAAGGTCCACGGCGTTGCGGGCATCCTGCATCGCCTCAATGAAGGCGCGCCTTATCGCTGGCTCGTGGGTTTTCAGCAGTTCGTCGATCAGCGCCTGAAGGCGGCGATCAGTCGAGGCCATGGGCCGCCGTCATGATGCCAAGCTTCGCCGCGTCGTCCTTCGCCTCGGCAAAGCGTCGGTCGATCTCGGCCAGCACATCAGGCGACAGCGCGAGCGCCATTGCGGCCATGCCGATCCGGCCGGCGGCGAGGTGGCCGACCACCAGCGCCTCAAGCGCGGGGCTGCCACTGGCATGGGCGGCTGCGACCATCTGCTCGGGGGTCATCACGCCCTCAGGATAGCGACCTGCGCGACGCCGTAGCGGAGCAGCGGCGCGAGGATACCGTCGATTAATGGGAAGCGAGGGCCAGGCGCATGGGCGCCATCCGAGATGGCATAGTCCGTCTGCGTCTTCAGCGATCCGACCTCTTCTCGCAGGCTTTTCACCGCGCCGCCGTTGACAACGTCCGGGAGCATGCTGCCCGGTAAGACATCCTCGCGCAATGCTGCCTCGGCGACAGCGTTAAGATACTCGACCGGCATCTCGTTTGGCCCGATTGCGCGACACTCGCGGTCCGTAGCACCGGTGCGCGGCCATGGCAGGCCCTGCGCTCGGCCGAAGGTCTGCCATCCTGGGAAGCGGCTGCCGTAGAGCGCACCGATCGCCGCCGTCCCGCGGACGATGGAGACCTCCGCGTCGCCGATCAGCGTGCGGCCGGTCAGCTCAGCGTACGCCTCATAGAATGCCTCTGTGATGGCTGCATTCGCCCCGGCGACGCCCGTCCCGTCCTCGACGATCATTTCGCTTTCACCCCGATGCGAACGCTCTGGTCCATGGTCCGGCCTCCCGCCGTCGTGATGCGGCACGTCAGATCGTATGCCGCGCCGAGAGTCCCGCCCGAAAGCCAGATCGTCGAGGCTGTCGTGGTGTGGGCGTCGCTGTTCTTCGTGATGCCCACGGGGACGATGGGCCAGGTCGATGTGACGATGGTGTCGCCGTCCAGCCGATCAGTCCAGTCGATCTCGTAGTCCAGAACCTCGTCCGGGTCCTTGGGGTCCCACTTCTTCATGCGATCCTCCGGTCGAGATCGGCCGCAACCGACCTGGCTTCAGCGTCCACCGCCACGCGCCGGATTTCGGCGTCTGCCGTGACCGCCCGAACTTCAGCATCGGCTTGCACCCGCCGTTCAGGGGGGGGCCGCAGTCTGGCGCCATCGGCAAAGGCGATGACCGTGGCCGTGCCAGCCGCAGAGCCCGTAGCGCCCACCGTAGACCGGCCCTGAGCATCTGCCCCGCCAATCCCCGCCGCGGCTCCTATTGCCCCGCTGACGGCCCGCCCAGCCCCGTTGACGGCGCTCTGGCCACCAGCCAAGCCCGCGGCACCGAACAGAGCGACGACGTTGCCCGTTGCGGCCCCGGCCGCACCTGCCGAACCGGCTGCTTGAACCACCGCGGCGCCAGCGCCAGCGGCCGACGAAGACCCGGAAGCCGAGCCCGTCGTGCCCGAAGCCCCGGCGCTCGCACCAGCCGCAGCGCCTACGCCTGAAGCGGAGCCAACGGCCGAGGCAGTAGACCGCCCCACCGCGACAGCAGAGCCCGTGCCGCTCGCGCTACCGTAGGCCTCCAGCGATGTGACGCCGATGGCCGAGGATGTGCCGGATGCGGAACCGACCGCCGCAGCGACCGATACACCGACGCTCGTAGCAGCCCCTACGCCGGCCGCTGAGGCCGCACTCGACGCGGTGGCGGTTGCGACGCCTGAGGCGCTTCCAGAGGCCGATGCGGAGCCGCTCGCGGCGCGGACGCCGGCTCCAGACCCAGATGCTGCGCCAGACGCCGACGCGGAGCCGGTCCCGGCGAGAATACCAACCCCCGCCCCGGATGCGACACCGGCCGCGGATGCGGAGCCCTGCGCCGATGAGGCGGCAGCGCCGGAAGCTGAAGCCGTGCCCGACCCAGACGCCGCAGCAGTTGCCGCGATGATCCCGGCGCCAGAGGCGGATGCGACCCCGGAGGCCGAAGCAGCGCCAACGGCAGCCGATACGGCGGCACCACTGCCAGTGGCGGCCCCTGCCCCCGATGCCGAGCCGGTCGCGGGAACGTCGGCCCGCCCGGCTCCACTCGCCGCACCGGTGCCAGCCGCGGCACCAGCGCCGCCCGAAACCGAGCCGCCGATGCCCGCAGCAGCTCCTGACCCACCGGCCGAACCGGAGGCGGGCTTTAGGGCGGTGCCAGTAGCGGCAGCGCCGCCAGCGGCAGAAGCCGAGCCGGTCGCGTCGGATGTGGACGCGGCGGGCCGAAGCGCCAGGAGCACCGCACCGAACGGGTAAGCGTTGCCGCCGTTTTTATTGGTCTGTGTCTTGTTGCCGGTGGCGCCGGCCGGGCTGATCGTCTGGTCCGCCGCGTAGAGCAGCGTCAGGTCGAAACGCTCCGTCATCCCCGTCGGCGGAGAGAGGTTGTTCGAGTTGTCGCCCCAATCGTGGCTGAGCGCGATGATTACGGCGTTGTCCGTGACCGTCGTCAGCCCGGTCCACGTCGTCGTCGTGCTCAGGCCGGAGTTCGTGGTGGGCGACACGTCCATCGGCGTGCTGCCGTCGGGCGCTCGGTAGACCTCGATCAGCGCCTGCGATGAAGCAGTCGAATGCGTGAAGGTGTAGTCGCCGCTCTCGCCCGAGGCGGTCTTCATGTAGACCCGGAACTCGCCGTTGAACCCGCCCTGCGTCCGGTCGGTTGTCGTGCCGCGCTGGGTGAACCCGGCGGGAGGGGTCGGGTCTGGCGCCTCGGATGCCGAGCCGGTGAAGATCGCCGCTACGAGGATGTCGCCGTTCGCGATACCGGCCGGCGCCGTGACGGTCGTGTTGGTGCGGCTCGCGTAGGTGGTGCTAGAGCCTGAGACGTAGGAGATAGCCACGGACTACCTCCTCAGGCTTCCTTGGCCCGTTGGACCTGCGTGTAGTCTGGATCCGCGCTGCTCACGACCGACCAGACGGCGCGGGTGTAGGGCAGGACGAGGCTCGCGGCGCCGATGTCGGTCCAGAGCGCCTGAACGTTTGGCGGCTCCCATCCGACTTGTGAGGTATGCGCCTGCACAAGCTGGTAGAGCCGGCCGCCGTAGGTCTGTCGCGCCGGTAGGGTGTAGGCCGCGCCCGCCACCCATGCGCTTGCGCCCGGGTTCGGGACCAGCACCCAGAGCGCCGGCACCACAGGGGGCTCCCAGCCCGTCTGGGTCGTGTGGGCCTGTAGGCAGCGATAGGTCTTGCCGAGGTAGGCGCGGAATGCGTTCACCGTCACCGCAACGCCGGCTGCCCATGCGGCATGCGGCAGGGGCATCGCGTCGAACAGGGAGACCACACCGGCCGAGAGGGTCTTCGCAGCGGCGAAGGCATCGGCCTCAGCGCGAGTGGCGAATGCCTCTTTCGCCTCGACGGTGTAGGGCGCAATCGCGAACGGCAGGCCGGCCCGCGGCGTGGTGATGAAGACGTGGAAGGTCATCGCAAACCCAGGAGCTTGCGGACCACGCCGCGCTTCGCCTCCATCATCCGGGGCCTGACAATCTCAGGCTGGCGATGGCCGTCCGAGTAGCACTCGAGAACGGCATCGCTCATCGCGGCACGGACATGGGGCAGGATCGGGGCGAACATGCCGCCGCCGTTGACGCTGATCCCGACCGAATCCGCGACGACGGGATACATCCTCTCGGCGCGCGGCCTCAGTTCGTCAGGCAATGCCGACGGCAGGCCGTGGTCGCAGAGCCAGCGGTGCGAGTAGGCCCGCGCCCGCAGCGGCACAGCGGCGGTCTCGGTGCGCGCACGGTGCGCGACGGCAAGCGCCTCATGCTCGGTCTTGGGTTGGGGAAGGTGCGGCCATTCTCGCGCCGCGATCCCCCGGAGGCGCGGGAGATCGAGGTCGATGAGCGCCCGCAGGAACTCCATCAGTCCAGCGTGATCGCGGTGGCAGTCGTGAGCTTGGGCTGCACGCCGGACCCGCAGACGATGTTCGGCGTCACGGTGCCGCTGAACAGGATCGCCGAGGCACCGCCACCGCTCTTGCCGGTCGAGAAGTGCGTCATCGTCCCGGAACCGCCCGTGCCGGTCGTGAACAGGATGTCCGCTGCGGGCGAAACCGATCCACCCGACGCTGCGGTCCAGCCCGTCGAGCGAGCGACGTTCACCCGCGCATAGGACGTGTAAGCGAGTTCGCTGGTGTTCTGCGCGCCAGCCTCGCCGGGATCGGCCGTGTGGCCCGCGATGACGATGTTCGTCTCGGGCGACGTGCTCGCGTTCTGGGCATAGTTGGCCCAGGTGGTGGCGGAGAAGATCAGATCAAGGATCGAATTCTCCGCGGCGTTGGAAAGGCTCATGGGTTTGCGATCCTATCAGAAGGGGGTCAGGCCAGGGGCTTGAAATTGAGCTTGTCGCCGGATCGGAGTGCGATCGGGACCAAGATGCCCGGCGGGACCGGGAAGCCGGCGTCTGTCACCTGTGCGGCAACGGCTGTGGTCGCTGCGGCGTTCGGCGTCGTGCCCCGAGCGCCAAGGACCGCCGCCCCCTCAGTCGAGCAGACCATCGCGATCTCGCCATCCCTGGCGGAAGTTGCCGTGGTGACGCCAGTGCCAAGGGTCAGAACCTCGGCGGCCCGGACGGTGCCAAGGCCTATGGCGCTGTCGGAACTCAGGAGCCCGGGCTCCATGAATGAGACGATGATAGCCATTACTCGGACTTGCGTGACCGGCGGGGCTGGATGGTTTCATCCGCACGCTTCGGAATGACGCGCCACCCGAGGGCGGCATGTTCGGCGACACAGGTAGGATGAACGTCGAGGGTCTCGCCGTCCTTTGTCATGGGGATCAGGTCCACTCGATGTTCTCCGCATGGAATGAGGATGAGGCGGCCGAAGCCGCCTCGCCCAAAGATCAGCCGAGCAGGATCGCGATGTACTCCTGCTTCCACGCCTTCACGCCGTAGACGCAGCCCACGTTGATCATCGCCTTGCGGAAGCCCTTGTAGGTCGCGATCTCGAAGACGAGGCCGGTCCACGGGTCCTGTACGGTCATCACGTCGTCGGCGGCATCGCCACCCAGGGGCATTGCCGGCGCGCGGATTGCGAGTTCGAGCGCGGACTGGTGGAACGCGACGTTCGCCGTGTAGCTATTGCCGATGGTCATCGCGTTCGCGGTCGCAATCGTCACGCGGGCGCCGGGATCGCCAAGGGTGATCGTCCCCGGAGCCGCGACACCGACGTTAACCACGTACTTGTTGACCGAATCCGCCGCGAAGGTGACGACGTCACCGGCGAGCACGGTGCCCGAGCCGGTGACAAGGGCGAGCGTGTCGACGCCGGGGGCGGTAGAGCCCGAGGTGACGTAGGACGCGCCGGTGCCCTTGGTGTGCAGCCGGATGCCAGCGCTCTCCTTGAGCATCAGCCCCTGGAGGTTCAGCAGCTCGCCCTGACGCAGGAGGCGGTCGTTGCCGGCCTCGTTCACGCGGTTGAGCTGCGCGAGCTGGCGCAGGTTCGTGCCCGCCGTGGTGCTGAGCACGATGCTGGACCGGCCGTCATTCGCCGGCATCCCGTTGTCGACGAGGATCTGCCGGATTTCGGCGATCTCGTCGAAGTTGGAGCCGAACGGCGTGGTTCCAGCGGTGCCGAAGGCGCGGGAGGCGTTCTGCTTCGCCTCGACGGCGAGATCGAACTCGATCTGGTTGGTGATCGAGCGCATCGCCTGCGCGATCTGGTCGCCGTAGATCGTCGCGTAGCCGGCGCCGTTGTTGACGTGCTTGATGTCCTCGCCCGTCCACGGGATCTGGACGTCGGCCTGCTTGTTGATCGTCAGCGTCTTGTTGTCGACGGTCTGGTCCGTGCCCTCGGGAATGACCATCGCCGGCGTGGCGTTGGTGATGACCGCCGGGGTGCGCGTGAAGTGCGCCCGGACCGTATCGCCCATGGCGGCGGTCGCCGATCCGTCTGCGTTGATGGTGCAGGACGGAACGATGCCGACAAGCTCGCGACCGACGATATCGGCCGCCTTGTAGATGTCCGCCGCAAGGCTGGTGAGAGTGTTTGCCACTGGATTTTCCTTTCATGGCATCTGGTCGGTGAAAGGGCCATCCAGCCCGTGGGTCACGCCTCATCCGAGGGACGTGACAAAGTGCCGATCAGTGGCGATCAGCTTTCGACAGTGAATCCGTCCCGGACCCTGGCGGCCCGGTCGGCGTGCGACATGTTGTCGAACTCGGCACGCGACATGGTCTTCTTCCCGCCGCCGCCACCGTTGCCGCGGGTTCCCCCGCCGCCGTTGGCGTTGCCCTTCATGATGTCGTTCCGCCACGGGGACGCCTCGACGAGCAGCTCGACGGCCTCGTCGAAGTCGGCGACCTCGCCCGGACGGCTGCGGGAGAAGATCTTGCTGCCCTGCCCGTCGTAGGCGACGAGCTTGCCATCCTCGACCTTGAAGTTCTTCCCGAAGGTGGCCTGTGCGACAGGCGGCGGGAGCAGCGTCTTGTCCTTGACGTAGGCAGAGCCAGAGAAGGCGCCGCCGATCTTCTCGCCGTGGTACTGCGACAGCAGCGCGTCGTGCTCGCCCCGGAGCTTGGCAAGCTCCTCGCCGTGGGTCTTGTTCGTCGCGGCGACCTGTTCCTCGGCGGCCCGCTTGGCGGCGGCCTTGATCTCCTCGACCTTGCCCGCGGCTACCAGCTCGCCGTCCTTGATGTTCCTGACGGTCTCCAGCGCCTTGCGCGCCGCGTCACCGTCTTCGATCCCCTCGAAGACCTTCAGCCGCGTCTCGGCGGCTTCCTTGGCTTCTCGATGTGCCTTGGCTTCACCGTTGAGCCGCGAAATCGTCGCGACCGTGGCGCCAGCGTCGAAGGCGATCTCCTTGCCGTCATCATGCACGTAGACGGGCTTACCGTCCTGGACCACGACGTGGCCCTGATCATCCAGCTTCAGCTTCACGGGGGGTTCTCCTAGGCCATCCGGCCTGTGCTACGGGGCATCCGCCCCAAGGGCGCCCGCCGGATCCACCGGGCTGGGCAAGTCCGTCATTCCCTCATCGAGGGCTTTGAGCACCTCGTCCTCGGGGTCGACGTCGTCAGAAAGGATGCCGCGGCGCTTGAACTCGCGGATGCATGTCTCCCGCGAGATGACGCCGTTCTTGGTGGCATCAAGAAGCGCAGTCATGTCGACCGCACCCCGGAGATTGATGCCGAAATCGGTGTTGACCGTCAGCGAGCCACCGCCGGAGTCGCGCGGCAACCCCTCGTAGAGGGCCATGAACCCGAGCATCTGTTCGAGCGCGTCTTTCAGTGCATTCGCCATCATGGCGAGCGGCGTGTTCATGCGCGCCTGATCGATTGATGCCCCCGTTGCGGTCTCGCTTCCGGGGCGCGGGACGAGAAGCTCAAGCCCGAGCGTCTGCATCTGGAATTCGAGGTCTTTCAGGTCGGTGCGACCGGCATCGATCGCCCGGCCGCTGTGCTCGACGTAGCCAAGCTTGGCGTCGGCCCTCTCCGCCCGGATCATGCGGAAGGCGCCGATCTGGAGCGGTCCATTGTTGTCGTCCATGCCAGACCCGAACAGGATCGGCACCCGCGCGACGTGGAGGATGTTGCGCTGATCGCTCTGGCTCTGCCAATGCGCCTGGTTGACCTCGGCGAGGTCGGACAGCGCCGGCGCCCCCTCCATGAACCCGGTGCGGTTCACATAGACCGGACAGACCGCGATTTCTCCGATCGTCACGATGCCGCTGGCGTGGAGCGTCCAAACGCCGGACGTTGCCTTGCGATGCACCTCCCAGCGCACGGCGTCGCCTTCCCGGATGAAGGCCCTGATCTGCTCGACCAACTTCTCGCTGTAGGCGCCATCGTCTTCGGTGACGCGCTCCATGAAGCGAAACTGCGTCAGTCGCTCGATGCCGCCCACCGTTTCGGTACGCCAGCCAAGCACCTGACTGGCGTGGACATGGACCGCCCACGGGCGCCGCTGCATTTCCCGCTGCTGGCTGACGCTGATCCTCACAGGGCTCCCGTCAGGCGCTGCGGGCGCTTCATCCATGTCGACGAGGATATAGCTGATCCCGGAGTTCAACCCGTCGACGAAGACCTCATGCCCGAAGACGTCGATCCCCCTGCCCGCGAGGTCGACGTTCTCCATCGCGGCCCGAAGCTGCTCGGGGACGTCATCCCCAACGGCGATCGGCTTGGCGAAGACCTTGCCGGCCATGTCGCGGATCGTCTTCCCGTAGCCGGGGAACAGGAACGACCGCGCGAGGCGGACCTGATATGCGTCGACGCTTTCGCCCGGCTCCTTCGGCAGGTACTTTTCCCCGGCCGTGCGCATTCCCTTGGTGCCGCCGAGCAAGGCGTCCGGGAGTTCGCGGGCCGCCCGCATCCTGGCGACCGATGCCGTGATCTCTTCGACGCCGCTCAAAGCAGGAACTCTTTCGACGTGACGCCCCTGCCCTCATCGAGCATCAGTTCGGTCAGCGCCCAGACCAGAGCGTCGGCACGGTCGGGCGAGCCCTCGCCAACGTAGCCGTCCGGCGCGATCAGGCAGAGCTGATCCTCGACCGCCGACAAGCCGCCGACATGGCTGACGCGGCCCTGCTCGTAGAGCGCCGCCACAGGCTCGGCGCGGGCGACCTTCCCGCGCGATGCAGTCACCTCGCGGTAGGAGGCGCGCCTGTCGACGGTGCGGATGACATGCTCGACCATCGCCCCTCCGAAGTTGCGCTCCGCGACGATGCGGTCAGCCTTGAATTCATGATATGCCTCGACGGCCCGTCGCCCCCATCCGTCGGGGGATAGCTTACAGGATCGGTCGGCCAGAACGTAGCCTCGCCCATCGACGCCTTTGCCGGCTACGATGATGCCGATGTCGTCGCCATCGTCCCCGGCCCCACCGGTTCCGCTTGGGTCGATTGCCACGACAACCCGAGCCATCTGCGGCGTGTCGCGGACGCGGTGCCCATCCAGCATGGCGCGGGTCCAGAGCGCACCAGGCAGGTCGTCCAGCGTCTCCGCGAACAGTTCCTGCCGCCCGAGGCGCGTGCCCTCGTACTTCTCCCGGATCGCCGCTAGGAAGGTCGGCGCCAGGTTCGCGGCGTTATCGAAGGTGCTGCCACTCGTCACAACGGTCCGAGGGTCAGCCTTGATTTCCTTGAGTAGCGGGATCGGCCGTGGCGTCGTGGTGACCAGTGCCCGAGGCCGGTCGCCGAGGCGCAAAGCGAACTGCAGCATGTCCCACGTCTCGCGGGCCTTCTGCCACTTCGCCAGCTCGTCGCACCACGCCCGGTCGAACTGCGGGCCGCGAAGCTGCGAGGGTTGGGTTGCGTTGTAGCCCAGAGCGACGGCGCCAGTGTGGAACGTGATGGTCACGCTCGGGTTGACGATGATCTTCGGCGCCTGGTGTGGGGGGAACACGGAGGCTAGGCCGCTGTCCCCGTAGCACATGACCTCGACAAGGTCCTTGTAGGTCTCGCCGATCAGCGCGATGCGCTCGGCACCGGCGTCGACCTGCTCGCGGACCCACTCGGCACCGCTTCGGGTCTTGCCGTATCCCCTGCCAGCATCAATGACCCAGGTGAGCCAGTCCCCAGCGGGTTCGATCTGGTTGGGCCGAGCCCAGAACCGCCAGTCCCAGAGGAGTTGCTCCGCCTGCGCGTCAGACAGGCTCGCCAGTACCGCCGTTCTCTCCGTTGCGGGCAGCGAGGCGAGCGAGGCGCTCAGTGAGGATAACACGGGCGCTGACCTCTTGCGTTTCGATCGGTCCGCCACCCGGCCCGCTCAGCTCAGACTTGTCAGCGAGCCCCAGCACGCGGCTCACGATGGCCGGGTTCGCCTGCCCCGAGAAGCCCATCTGCATCTGGTGCTCGGCGATGACCATCTCGGCCCACTCGATAACGTCCTTCAACTCTTGCCGGTCCTGGCGCCAGAGCTTCCAGGTCGATAACCCGATGCCGATGTTGATGCAGAGGCCGGCGATGGTCAGCACGCGGGCGAGCGGGATGGGTTCGTGGGTAGCGGCCCCCTGAAAGGTCACCAGCTCGTCGCGATAGAGCGGGCTAGTGTCGTTCCACTCGAAGTAGCGGACACACGCTGCGCGCAGATCCTCGGGATGCTCAAAGATCGGCTTCCGGCCGGCGAGCTTCGAGGCCGGCTCCCAGAAGCGGTTGCTCGGCAGGAAGCGGCCAGCGGAATCCCTGTCGCCGGAGGCGTCCGGGGTTTCGTCACTGCGTGGCATGCATGGTGGCCCCCAAAAAGAAGACGCCCGGCAGGCATTTAGCCTCCGGGCGCAATGGGTCGCCTTGAGAAATGGCACATTTTCGCGAGTGCGTCAATGACGATTATTCCCGGATGCCTGCGGCTGAATCCCGCATGGCCCCCACCAACGCGGCGAGCATGTCATACGCCATGTCCATGTTCAGGATCACACGAATGCTCTTGCCGCCATGCGCCAGCTTCATGTCGACGACCGGCTCCGGGCCGGTGGTCATGTTTTGCCAGGCCTCGCCCGCGAACGACACGATGCCGTCCGCCATGCCACACTCGATGGCGTCCATGTCGAGGCCTGGCGACAGTACGCCAGCGCTCCGAATGCCACTCTGATCGTAGCCCGCAAGAATGCTCTCAAGCCGCTCCTGAAACTCTTCCATCCTCACCCCTCCCTTGCCACCGCCGCCAGCCCGGCGATCAGCCGATCCACATGCCGGCACTGCTCATCCCGCAGCACGACGGCCTTGACCTCTACGGACACGCCATACCCGGCCATGCCGAGGACGCGCTCCATGTGCATCATGGCATTGGTCGCCGCCTCGACGCGCTCGCGCTCGGATCGGTCGTCCCATCCGCCATCGACCTGAACGCCGTCCGAGCCGAATTCCTCGGGCAGAAGCTCGAGATCCATTCCCCGAGGATTGGGCGAAGGCGCGCCGATGGCCTGCCAGTACCGGGAGTAGACGGCCCGGACGCGCTGGATGGCCTCCCAGAGCATCGGCATGTCCAGATCGGCCGGCTTCATCGATGCGAGGCCAACAGCGGCGGCCCGGCCGGCGGGACAGCCGAACCACGGCTCATTCACGGAGGCGCGCGCGCGGGCGAGAGTGGACAGGTTGGCGTGCTCGACGTTTCGCAGCGCCTTGGCGTGGGCCTTCGCGCGCTTCTTCAGGTCCGGGATCTTCATGTCGGGCTCGGGCTTGGGGATCAGCGTCGGGGTTGCCCCCGTCGTCCGCAGGCGGGCGTCCATTGCCGGGCAGAGTACCTCGGCGGCCTTGGTCTTGCTCACGGGCGAGGCTCCTTGTCGGCGCGCAGGACTTCCTGCGCCTGGTCATGCGTGAGGGGCTGCTTCGGCCGCTTGCCGATTGCGCATCGCAGCTGCGGGTGGTCGGTGACGCCGTAGACGCGGCAGATGGCGGGGTAGTCCGGCGTTCCGTGGATGGTGCAGCCACCCGGCCCGATGAAGGGGCAGCGCCCGGTGAGCCGCGCCTGCGTGATGATCCAGCCCGGCCCCTCGGGGTTACGCTCCCATGCCAGGAACGGCTTGCGGGCGGTGAGCGCGGCCTTGTCGGCGTCGGAGAAGGGCACGATGGTGCAGCAGGCCGTGCAGCCGGCGCAGTCGAGGCGGGGGATAGCGAGCCTCATTCGAAGACCTTGCCGTCAGGGCATACGATACGGATCCGGCCATGACGGCCGCCGTCCACAAAAACGCGCATCCCAGATTTCTTTCCATGCTGCACCAGGCACCGGTAAAGCTCGGCCCACCTGTCGCCCGCGTGCTCGTGGAAAGCCCACTCGTCACAGGGCTCCTGGGACACCGCATCGCTTTCGTCGCGTTGGTCTACCATGCGCGAAGCACCCGCCCGTCTGGACTGATGCACAGGCTTGAGCGGCCGGCGGTGTAGGCGCCGCTGAGCGTCGAGCACTCTGCCTCTCTTGCTCGGTCGGCCATACTGGCCATCCACAGTATCCCGCCGAGAACACAGGCCATGAAGGTGAGCAACAGCAGAGGCTCCGCGTTTTGCCTCATCCGACCATCCTCCCGCCCTGGAATTCAGGGGCGATGTGCCATTCTGGATAGCCGATCCATTCGAGGCGCTTCACGTCGATCATCTTTCGGGCGGTGACTTGCGCCCCAATCGGCCAGCCGACCAGCCAGCCGCAGCGGTTGCCATCGTCCGCCCTGACGGACCAGATGGTCCCGGCGGCTCTGGTGTGGATCGTGACCGGCCATGAGGACCCGCCGCCCCATCCGAGCGTCTGGCCATCCTCTCCGAAGGCTTGGAAGATCGCGCCATTCATCCGACCATCCTCCGCCGCAGCTCCTCATGCGCCGCCGCCTTGAGCCGCTCGTGCTCGTCCATGCGCTCGGAGATGGCGGCCCATGCGGCCTTGGCCTCGCGGTACGCCTTTTCGCCGTCGCGGAGTTCGGCCTCCAGGCCCTCGCCCTCTCGGATCAGCTCGGCCAGTTCGAGGATGAGGTCGTCGGTGGGCGTGTCGGCGAGGTCTGCGGTCTCGGTGTCAGGCATCGTCATCCTCCATCGTCAGCCAGACCCAGGCGAGTGCGATGAGCAGCACGACCGATAGGGCGAGGTAGGCGCATTGGGCGGGGTTGAGGGGGTGGGCGATCATGCGGCGCCTGCCTTCGGGCCGACGGCCTTGCGGATGGCCGCCGTCATGCTCGACCCAAGGCCCCCATTCCTCAGCCATTGCCGCCCTCCTGTTGAGACGAAGTGACCCCGCCGTCCGGCGAAATGCAGGTCACCATGACCTTGCGCGGCGGCACGTCCTCGGCGAGGCGGATCACGGCCTCGCACTGCGCCTGCGTCACCATCTGCAGCCCCGGCGTTGCCAGATCGGCGCTCAGTAGGCCGGAGTAGGTCGACAGGACCATGAGGAGCACGTTAGCCATCGCTCTGGCCCTCCCCGACCTTGAACCGCCCGGACAGTGCGGCGCGCGTGGCGAGCGGCTGCTTAGCGATGGCCTCCCGCACTTGGGCGAGGTCGGCGGCGATGCTCCCCTTCGAGATGGTGGCGCCATCGTGGGCGCTCGTATCCGCAGGCACCCATCCCGCAGCGAGCAGGCGGGCGGCATAGTCCGCTTCGCAGGCGGCGCGGGCGGCCTCGGGCGAGCTGAAGTTGTTCCCGATCAGCCGGCGCGCACCTAGACTGGTGGTGAGGGCGGCGGCCGAGAACGTGCCGTCTCGATAGACCCGGTAGTACGTTTCAAAGGGTGTCTCAGCCTCGTCGCCTCGCCACACCAGCCCCGCTGGCTCACCGATACCGGCGCGGCGGAGGAGGTCGGCGGCGGCTTCAACATAAGGGCGGCATTCACGAATGTCGGTGTCGTACTCAGCGAGTGCCATCGCAATGCGCTCCACGAGCGGGCCGATGATGTCAGCGCTCATGCCACGTCTCCAATCGCCTTGATCAGAGCCCCACAGCCCTCCTCGTCCGCCCTGCGCTGCCAGTCCGACAGATGGCCGAGAGGATCGGCCGGCTTGTCGATCACGTAGCCCACGCCGTAGACCGACCTGATCGGGACGGTGATCTTCCTCCGCAGCTTGCAGATCCAGACGGCCATGATCTTCAGCTCGGGCCAGTCGCAATCCGGGCGATCAAAGTAGGCCGCGGCGAGCAGCCCCTCCTCCGTGACGATCTTGCCGCGCTGGGTGGAGAGAGCGCTCATGATCCGCATCTCGGTGGACGTCAGGCGCGCGCCGGGCTGCAAGTCGGATGGCTCGACCCGGCCGGTCATCTCGGCGAGGTAGAAGCGTTGAGCCTCGATTGTCTCGATCAGCTCGCGCCGACCAGCGAAGTCCAAGTCCATGCTGTTCATGCTTCGATCCTCCGCCGTGGCTCCGTTGCCATTGCCATGATGAGCGCCGCCTCCGGGTGGCCCGCATTGCGCGCCGCCCACGCCAGTTGCTCGTCCGATATGCCCGTGGGTGCCCCAGGCCGTGGCTGGCCCTGGTTGCCACCGAAAAGGGGCAGCTGGGGCAGGCCGAGGCGATCCGCCATTTCCAGCACCGTTCCCCGGCTCAACTTGAGCGCCGTGGTCACCTCACCGACCGAGGCGGCGCGAGCCCAGCGATCCCGGAGCATCTGGTCCATGCGCTCGGGGTTGCCGCGCATGGAGAGGTTGAGCCGCTTCATCCTGCCCTCGACGGCGGTGACACTGCGGCCCATCCGGGCGCTGATCGCCTTGGAGCTATCCCCGGCGTTGACCCGTGCGCGCAGCAGGGCATCCTCGGCCAAGGTCCATGCCGTGCCGGTGACGCCCTTGGGGCTGCGCTTGGCGGTGTGGTGATCCACCCTCATGCCAGGCCCCTCGCGTGAGGACGGGCACAAATCCCGGTCATGCCGGCAGCTCGCTACGGACGCGGTAGCGGATGATATCGTCGTCGGCGCCGTCATGGCTCCAGTCGAGGAAACTAGCCGACCACTCGCCTTCCATCCGAACGCCCTTCGCCGGGTTGGCATCGGCGCGGTAGCCGGGGATGACGCGCGTCTCGTCGAGAACCGGGCATGGCCCGCCCGCGTGCTCGATCCAGTCGGACCAATCGTCGGTCATAGCCCGAGCGCCTCCTTGTAGAGCGAGAGGATCGCCTCCTCCTCGCTCACTTCGGAGGCGTCACGCTTGCGCAGCGCGATCAGCTTCTTGAGCACCTTCACGTCGTAGCCACGCGCTCGGGCCTCGGCCATGACCTCCTTCATCTGCTCGGCCAGGTCCTTGCGCTCGGACTCAAGCCGCTCATAGCGCTCGACGAACTGGCGCAGCTCTGCGGCGGTGACGCGGTAGGCTGCGGAGCGAACTTCGACGTCGGCCTCGGTCTCCTTGAACATGGTGGTGGTCACTGCTGCGGCTCCTTGATCGCGGCATTCCGCAGGTTCTCAGCCTCGGCCGAGATGTTGTCGCTACCGGAGGGGCTTTCGCTATCGTCAATGGGCGTTGCTGCGAGCGGGCTGGCGACAGCGGGCAACGATGCGCGAATGCCCTCCACCTCCGCCGCCACGGCGGGCCACGCGGCGAGCATCCGGGCGGCGTAGTCGGCCTCGCAGGCGGCGCGGGCGGCCTCGGGCGTTGGAAAATCCTCGCCCCCGACGCGCCTCTTGGCATTTGCCGTGTGCTCTGAGCGCCAAAGGATCGGCTTGCGGTAGACGAGTTCGATGATCTCGTATCGGGTACCGAACGGCGTCCACGCGCGCCACAGAAGTCCACCGCCTTCCTCCCACACCAGCCCCGCCGTCTCGCTAATACCGGCGCGGCGGAGGAGGTCGGCGGCACCGGCGAGGTAGTTGTTGCGAGACCAAGGGTCTTCTGGATCATCAACCCCGTCCCAGAGGCGGTCGTTCTGTTCGGCCAGCGCCCGCGCGAGCAGCTCCACGATCGGGGTGGTTTCATCGGTCATGGGGGAAATCCTCGAAGGAAAGGTTCTCGCCGGGCTCAAGCGCGGCCCTGGCCCCCGCGCGCGTCAGCCAGAAGGCATCCATGCCGCCCATCCACTCGACACCGGTGCGCATTCTGGCGAGCCCAGCCTCGACCATCGCGCGCCATGCGTCGTTGTCGGGGCCGGCGCCCGTGGCGAAGCGGTTGCGGTAGGAGCACCTCCGGTCGTTCGGCAAGCCGAGCGCGTGGCGCGCTAGCCTCCGCTGTTTCGCGGTCATCGCCGCCGTGGGGGTGTCATCGGTCATGACGGGACTCCCGAGATGATGCCGGCCTTGGCGCGGGCGCGGCGGATTTGCTCTACGGCGGCGTCAGACTTCACGCGGCTCGCCCAATGCCGCACCGGCGAGGCCTCCTGAACGGG